CAAAAAGCGCAATGAACTGATCGAAGTCGCGAAACTGGAGCCGTGGGCGGGAGAAATGATGGCGCGGGTCGGAAGCCGGCTGGATGCCCTCCCTTTGAGGATTGCCCAGACCGTCAACGGCAAGACACTGGCGGCGCGACGCAAGCAGGCCGACGACCTGGTCAATGAGGTCCGAGAAGAGATCCGAATGGGCAACCTCGGCGAGTCGATGGAGGCCGCGGCGTGACGGCGCTGGCGGTGGAGGTGGATTCGCGGCTGCTGACGTTGGAGCGCCGCCTCCTGCGGCGCTACTTCTCGCCCAAGGTGTTCCTGTCGGTGCCGGAGTGGGCGTTGGCGCATCGCGTCCTGTCGACCGAAGCGTCGGCCGTGGCGGGCCGCTTCCGCCCGAAGCCGTACCAGTTGCCAGCGATGCAGGCGCTCGACGCGCCAGGGGTGAAGTCGGTCACCTGTGTCTGGCCCTCACAGGTCGGAGGGAAGACGGAGGTCGGGCTGAACTGGTTCGGGCGCAACGCCCACCTCAACCCCGGCCCGATGCTGGCGATCGAGCCGACGTTGAACATGGCGAAGTCCCTCTCGGAAGAGCGGTTCGACCCGATGTTTGAGCACTCCACCGTGCTCCGGGGGCTGCTGGCCGAGGCGGGGACGAAGGGCAAGGGCAACCGGGTGCGGTACAAGCGCGGGGCCGGCTGGGTGGTGACGATGATCGGCGCCCGGTCCGCGGCGGAGTTGTCCATGCGCCCGATCCGCGATCGGTGGTTCGATGAGCCCGACCGCTACCCGGCGAACGTCGGGAAGGAAGGGTCCGTCATCGAACTCGGCGACGCCCGCGGCGCCACGTTCCCGGACGGGCGGCGCCTCATCACCGGCACGCCGGTCTACGAGGACCTAGCGAACTCGATCTGGGTCTTCCACCAGACCGGCAGCGGCGGGGAATGGAATGTCCCCTGCCCCCACTGCGGGCATGAGCAGGAGCTCGTCTTCGGGGACCGCGACACCCCGTTCGGGTTGAAGTGGGACAAGGGCCGCCCCGACACGGCGCAGTACCTCTGTGCCGGGTGCCAGGCGTTGATCCCAGAGCACTACAAGGGGTCGATGAACCTCGCCGGCCGCTACATCCACGCGCGGCCCGAGATCACGACGCACCTCTCCTTCCACTTCGAGGCGGTCGCCAGCGAGTCGATGACGTGGGCGGAAATGGTCCACGCGCTGCTCGAGACGCAGGGCATCCCCGACAAGCTCCAGACCTTCCAGAACACGAAGCGCGCGCTGCCGTGGCGCGAGGAGGCGGTCAAGGTCGATCCCAAGGCGCTCGGCGCCCGCCGCCGGCGCCCAGACCAGCGGATGCCGGATTGGGTACAGGTCGCGATCTACGCCGTCGACGTACAGCACACCCGAGTCGAAGCCTGCGCCATCGGCTTTGGCCCGGGCGAACGGTGCTGGATGAAAAACCACCGCATCGAAGGGGACACCTCGCGGATTGACTCTCCGATCTGGGCCGACCTTGACCGCCTGCTCGAGACGCCCTTGGTCAAGGATGACGGCACGACGATGCGGACACGGTTGCAGGTGGTGGACATCGGTGACCAGGCGGACGTGGTGTCGGAGTACGTCCGGACCCGCAGCCGACTCGGCGCCCGGGCGATCCGCGGGGTGGATATGCAGGGCATGGTCGAGCCCGTCTCGCGGGCGCGGAAGCGGAACCGCTACGGCATCGAATACTGGCAGGCCAGTAACCACCTCACCAAGCGGGCGCTCTTTTCCCGACTCGCGCGGGTGACCGCGCCCGGGCCGGGGTACATCGAGTTCGACGCCTCGGTCACGGACGAGATGTTGGAGCAGTTCACCGCGGAGAAGCTGGTCAAGCAGAACGGCCGCCGGATCTGGATGAGGATTTCCGGCCGCGCCAACGAGATGATCGACCTGTGGCGGTACGGATGGGGTGGGCTGTGGATATTGGGCGGCTCCACCCGTGACCGGCTGCAACGGGCGGCGCAACCCACGGAGCCTCAGTCAGGCGCCGCGCCCGACATGGGGGCGCCGGATGACGCCCCCGCCGACACAAACGAACCACCAGACGACGACTCGCTTACCCCCGGCCGGCGCGTCGTGCGCGTCGCGCGGTCGGGCTCGGGATGGATCAACGGCATTCGGAGGTCGTGATGTTGTCGCAAGTGCTCATGGACGGGCTCAAGGACACGCGATTGTCGCCCTCGGCGCGGCTCGCGTTGGCATATCTCCACAACGAGCTCGCGTGGTCGCCCGCGGGCCAGTTTCGCCCGGTGAAGATCAAGCGTCTGTCGGATGGCATTCGCATTCATCGGGCGTGGGCGTTCCGGGCGCTGACGCAGTTGGAATCCCTCGGCTACATCGAAGCCGACCCGCAGTTCGCGAAGCCGAAACACTTCCGCTTGAGCACGCCGCAAGTGGAGAGTCTACCCACCGCAACACGCCGCGCCGCGTAGCCCTACGCCGTAGCCGTTGCCGGGGCGAACGTGCCCCGCATGACGGCTACGATTCCCACCGCGCCGCCGAGTGCCGCCGTTGCGGGCGACACCTGGACGTGGACCGACACCAGTAGCGACTACCCGGCCTCGGATGGCTGGGTACTGGCCTACCGCATCGCGGGGCCGGATGTCGTGACGTGGTCGTCGGGCTTTGTCGCCGCGTCGGGTGACACCTCGACCGTCACCATTCCCGCTGCGACCACCGCCCCGCTTCGCGCGGGCTCCTACCGCGTGGTCGCGACCTACACCCTGAGTGGCGCGCGCCATTCGGTCGAGTGCGCGCGCCTCACGGTCACCGCCAACCCCGACACCTTGTCGGCCGGCGACACGGTGTCGTGGGCTGAGACGACGCTGGCGGCGATCGAGTCGTTCCTCAAGGGCCACCTCGAGGGTGGGGTGTCGTACTACCAGATTGGCAGCCGGCAGATCACCAGCATCCCCCTGCCGGAACTGATCCAGATGCGGAACAGCCTCCGGGCGGAAGTCGCGGTCCAGCGGCGCGGCCGGACCGGCATCCTCGGCCCGTCGCTGTCGTTTGCGTACCGGAATCCCGGCACCGTCGAGGACGGCTCCTAGGTGGGGCTCTTCGATCGCGCCCGCGTGCCGGTGATTGCGCCGGTCGCTCCCCGCCGGACGGTGGAGGCGAAGCGGTCATTCGCCGCCGCCGCCTTCTCGCGGTTGTTCGGCGCGTGGACCACCACACTGGTGAGTCCCGACGACGATCTCGAGATGGGGTTGCAGGCGATCCGGGCACGGTCCCGCGACCTGACGGACAACAACCCGCTGGCCGCCGCCGCGGCGCGCGCCTTTGTCGAGAACATCGCCGGTCCCAACGGGATGCTCTGTTCTCCCCAGGTGACGACGCGGACGGGCGATCTCCGGTCGAACCTCAACCGCAAGCTGTCGCTGTGGTTCGCGGAGTGGGGCCAGCCGGGCACCTGTACGATGGACGGCCGCTTGTCATGGGTCGACCTCCAGCGGTTGTTCGTGCGGACGTGGCGCGTCGACGGCGAGTTCTTCGCGATCGAACACCGCGGGCGGGGCGTGAACCGTTTCGGCTACGCCTTGCAGCCGATCGACGCCGATCAGGTCGACCACAACTACAAGCGGAAGCGCACGGCGACCCAAAACGAGATCCGGATGGGTGTCGAGTTGGACGCCTACGAGCGTCCGGTCGCCTATCACGTCTTCAAGGAACACCCGAGTAGCGGGAACCGCGAACGCGAGCGGATTCCGGCCGACCGGATGATCCACTGCTTCGAGCAGCTGCGCCCGGGTCAGACGCGCGGCATCCCGGCAGGCATCGCGGCGATGGCGCGACTCAAGATGGGCGACCAGTACGACCAGTTCGAGCTCGGCGCGGCGCAGCTGGCGGCGGGCATGGCCGTGCTGTTCAAGCAGGCGGCGGAGGGCCCCGCGTTGGTCGGGGCGGACGGGAAAGACCTTGAGGCCGAAATCCCCCTGAACATCGAAGCGATGCAGGGCAAACTCTTGCCGCCGGGTGTCGAGCCGTTCGCCCTCTCCGCTGAACATCCCACCAGCGCCTACGAGTCGTTCTCGCGGGCGTGGCGCCGGGACGTGGGCACGGCCTACGGCCTCGCCTATTCGACCATCACCGGCGACCTGACGCAGGCGAGCTACGGCTCGCTCCGCGACGGCTCGCTCAAGGAACGCGACCTGTTCCGCGGCTACCACCGCTGGATGGGGACGCACTTCTGCACGCGCGTCTACCGGGCCGCGATGGAACAGTCGGCGCTCATGGGCGCAGTAGCACTCCCGAACGAGAACGTGGACGAGTGGTCTGCCGTCGCGTTCTCGGGTCGCGGGTGGGATTGGATCGACCCGTCGAAGGACATCAAGGCGACGGAAGCGGAGATCAAGCTCGGCCTGACGAGTCGCCAGGCGGCGGCGCGGGAGATGGGCCGGAACTACGAGGACGTGCTCCGCGAGACGAGCGAAGACCTCGCCAGCGCGAAGGAGTGGGGCGTGCCCGTGGACGGCGTCGAGGGCGCGAAGCCCGGCGCGCCGGCGGCTCCTGATGTGACCGACACGGCAACCGATGGAGGCACCAATGCCGGAACCGATTAACCCGGCCGAGATGCCGGAGTACCTGCGGGGCAAGCCCGCTGGCTACGACGTGCGGGCGATGACGCTTGAGGTGGAGCGTGCGGCCGACGGCGAGGACGCCGACGCGCCGATGCGGATCGCGATCTCAAGCGAAGAGCCCTACGAGCGGTACGACTGGTGGACGGGCGACCGCTACCTCGAAGTCCTTGACCACCGCGCCGAGGCCGTGGACCTCGCCTACACGGCCGACGGGATGCCCTTCTGTCTCGACCACGACCTGAGCCGGATGGTCGGCCTCGTCACGAACGTGACGGTCGACGGCGACAAGCGGTTGCGCGGCACGCTGGCGCAGGGGAATCACCCCGACGCGGCGTGGGCCTTCGCGGACATGAAGGCCGGTATCCGCAAGAAGATCAGCGTCGGCTACGTGCGGACGGACTACGAGGTCACGACGCTGCCGGATGGTCGGGAGGCGCGGCGCTACCGCTGGATGCCCTACGAGGCGTCGAGCGTGCCGGTGCCGGCGGACTACACGGTTGGAGTGGGACGGAGTGCGGTCGGGGCCGCGCCGCTCCCTGAGTCGATTCCCCCGGAGCAGCCCGAAGGGGCGAAGGAGTCAACGATGCCGGAAACGGTGAACGACGCCCCGGACGCCGGGGCCAAGGCCGATCGGGAGCGCATTGTCGCGCTTCGCGACCTCGGCAAGAAGTACAAGATGGCGGAGCGGTCCGTGGATTGGATCGCCGACGGGATGACCGTGGAAGCCGCGAAGGACGAGATCCTGGCGAAGCAGGCCGAGGGTGCGCCGGCTGCCGTGTTCGTGCGCTCGCCTGAAGGGCCGATTGGCCGCGACGGCCAGCCGAAGGCGGAGTTTGAGACGGCCGGCGAGTTCTTCAAGGCCGTGGCCGTGGCGTCGATTCCGGGCAACCGGGCCGATCCGCGTCTGGCGCAGCGTGCGATCTCGGGTAACTCCGAGGGGACCGCGGTCGACGGCGGCTTCGCCGTGACCAAGCCGGTGGCCCTCGCGGTCACGGAGTCGCTGTGGACCACCGGGCAGATCCTCTCCCGCGTGAACCGTATCCCGGTGACGGGCAACGGCATCAAGCTCGTCCGCGTGGACGAGACCTCCCGCGCTGACGGCTCGCGTGGTGGTGCGGTCACGGCCGAGTGGACGCAGGAAGGCAACAAGCCGACCGCGGGCAAGATCAAGCTCCGCGAGCACAACCTCGACCTCAAGAAGCTGACGGCGCTGGGTTACGCGACCGAGGAACTGCTTGAGGACACGCAGGCCCTCGAGGCCGAGATGGTCCGCGCCTTCCGGGACGAGCTCCTGTTCAAGGCCGAGGATTCGATCATCAACGGCACCGGCAACGGGCAGCCGATGGGCATCCTGAACTCGGGCGCCATCGTGTCGCAGGCCATCGAGGCGACGCAGACCATCGCGAACTCCTCGACCTTCATCGCGGCCAACGTCGCGAAGATGAAGTCCCGCGTCCCGGCCGGCCTGTGGGCGGGTCTGACGTGGATCATCAACCCGTCGCACTACGCGACGCTGTTGACCGCGACCATCGGCGATACCCCGATGCTCGTCCGTGGCGCCTCCCTCTCGGGCGCGCAGCCGGTCGACATGCTCCTCGGCAACCCGGTGATCTGGTCGGAGTATCCGGCCGCCGTCGGCGCCGTGGGCGACATCGTCCTCGCCAACCTCGGCCAGTACGACATGGCGGAGAAGTCGGTCGGCCCGCAGTTCGCCACCTCGGCGCACCTGCGCTTCGACTACGGCGAGATGACCTACCGCTTCGCCTACCGCGTCGACGGCCAGCCGGGCTGGCGCTCGGCGGTCACGCCCTACAAGGGCAGCGACACGAAGAGCCCCTTCGTCACCCTCGCGGTCCGTAGCTAACCCCCGACATCGGGAGAGGAGTACCAGATGGCCTACGCATTCAACCTTCCGGAGTCGATGGTGGTCACCGTCGCACTCAAGCCCGCCGCCGACGCGGCGGGCCGTACCGGCGACTACGTCCGCATCAGCAAGGCGCACAAGACGTACATCGTCGCGAACATCAACCAGGGCAACGCGGCGACCATCGCGCTCACCCTGTCGAAGGCGACCGCCGCGGCCGGCACCGGCGCGACGGCGGTCACCGAACTGCTCCCGATCTGGTCGTGCGCCGACGTGGAAACCTCCAACGTCGTCACCCGCCAGACCGACGCGGCCTCGTTCACGACCTCGGCGGCGGTGACCGTCAAGACCGTGATCTTCGAGATCGAAGCGGGCGCCCTCGGCGCCACCTACGACTTCGTCGCCTTGGTCACCGGCGCGTCGAACGCCGCCAACATCACGTCGGCCACAGCCATCCAGATTCCGCACGTCGCGGTCGCTGGTGGCACGAACATCATGGTCGACTGATGAGTGACCGCATCGCGCGTGACGTGTTGCTGATGTGTCGGGGCTTCGGGTCCGTCGAAGTCTCGGCGCCGGGCGGCACGTTGCGCGGGATGCTGGACGAGATGGACGTGGAAGAGGGCGTCCCGGGTTACGAGGGCCAGACGCGCCTCGTCACCCGGCGCGTCCTGCGGGTGCCCACGCCGGACATCGCCGATCGCGAGATCACCCGCGACGCGACGATCAACGCCGAGGGCATCGACTACAAGGTCCGCGACCTCAAGCGGGAGGCGGACGGCGCGGTGACGGTGATCGTGTTGGTCTCGGGGGCGCGTCGTGCTGCTTGAGACGGTGCGGATGGTCTCGGCGTGGCTGGCGGACGGGACCGATGGTGTCAACGCCATCCTCGCGGCGCAGAGTCGCGATGGCAGCGACACCCAACCGCCGAACGTGACGGTACTGGACGAAACCGTCAGCGAACGGGCCGCCTTGGGGCGGCCGGCAGACACCCAGGACGAAGAGGACACGACCCCGGCCCCGGTGCTGTCGGTCTCCGCCTTCGGGGCGGACGACGCCAGTCCGAGCACGGTGCGACCGATCGGCGACGGGACGGTGCGGGTGTTGGTGCGCTACGAGGCCCGCAATGAGTCGGCTGCGCTCGGCCGCCGTGATGCCTACTACACGCTCCGGGCGGTGATGCAGTGCATCCGGGCGCTGTCGTTGGATGGCAACCCGGCGACAGACCGGACGCGCAACAACGTGTACCTGATCGCCCTGAGCGAACTACGGATCGAATCGGCGGACGCCGCATTGGTGGACGCCGGGATTTACGGGCAAGTGGTCGCGGGGTGGGATGCCCGCGACCTCACCATGACCTAACGGAGGGCCAGATGGCCGCGATTCACTTTGAAATCAACGGCGTGGCCGTCCCTGTCCCTCCGGAAGTCGAGGAACAGGGCGACGCGGCGATGCAGGCGTGGTACGACGCACAGACGGGCGCGAAGGCGACCGCACCGAAGGCCGCCAAGCCGGCCGACACCCCCAAGGAGGGCTAAGTCATGGCCGCCCCCGACAAGCGCAGCCTCGTCTACGGGTTCCTGTTGGACAAGGAATCCACCTACGGCACCGCCACGACGCCCTCGGTGTCGACCGACCAAGTGCTGATGCAGTTCTCCGACCGCTATCAGGCGTCGCTCGGCGTCGAGTCGTTCGACTTCGACGGCTCCCTTGGGATGTCGGTCGCGGACCTCGGCGAACTCAAGCGCGTTGCCCAATCCGGCAAGTCGATCTCGGCCGATATCCCGGTCCGCGCCAAGGGCGCCGGCATCGCCTACGCCGCTGGCGTCAAGCCGGAGCTCTTCGCGGCCCTCGAGGTGTCTGGCTACACGGCGACCGGGTCGTTCACGGCCTCCTCCGAGAAGTGGACCTTCGCCCTGACGGGTGACACGGCCTCCTACGCCTCGGCGACCTGCTACTTCTACGGCCACGGCGAACTCCGGAAGGCCAAGGGTGTCCTCGCCAACTGGTCGTATGCGTTCGACAATCAGGCGCCGCCGATCCACACCTTCCGCCTGCTCGGCATCTACGAGGGGTCGCTGACGGACGTGGCGGTGCCGGCCATCACCTACCTCCACCCCACCATCGTGCCGCCCCTCGCGGGCAACAGCACGATCACGATTGGCGCGTGGACGCCGGTCGTCTACTCGGGGTCGTTCGACAGCGGGCGGGCGATCGACAACCCGCGCGTCCCGATCAACAACACCGGCACCCACCTCGGCTTCTTGGCGGGCGGTGTGCAGGGGCGGTTGAAGTTGACGGTCGAGCGCCCGGCGCTGGCGACCTACAACTACGAGACGATCCGCGACGCGGCCACCTCGGCGGCGATCAACCTCCAGTTCGGCGCGACGCAGTACAACAAGTGGAAGCACACGCTTGGCACGTCGTACCTGATCTCGGCGACGCCGTCGACCCGGAACAGCGTGGCGACCTTGGATCTCGAGTATGCCTGCGTCAACTCGGCGCCGGGCACGGAAGATTCCAGCGTCGTGCTGTTCGACTGATGGGCTTCAACGCCGACGCCTTTGCCGCCGAACACCTGCCGTGGACCCTCACCCTTCGGGGGGAGACGTTCACGGCGGTGGACCCGAGCGCGGATGAAGTGATCCGCTTTCGGGCGGCGATGATCGCGGCCGGCGAGGACTTGCTGGAGCAGCGGGCCGTGTTGCGACGGTTCATCCGAAAGCGCTTCCCGTGGCGCCTCGCCTATCTGTGGCGAGGTGACCCCGTGGGGCGCTTTCTGGCGCTCCCGCTCCCGGGGCAAGAGGCGGCGCTGATGTCGCTTTTTCACCAGCTGGAGACGAGACGCCCGCCCCGTCTCCAGCGCCAGGGACATGGGAATACCTCCGAGAGCAGAACCGCGACCAGTACGCCCCCCAAGGACGCCCGCTAGGGCTCGAAGTCGCCCTGTTGCACCTGACGGCGACGTTCCCGGGACTGGTCTACGCGCCGAAGCGATGGGCGACGCACGACGGCGTGATCCCCTATCGGGTGCTGTGGGCGTATGCGCGCGGGCTGTCAGTGGCGCGGGCGGGCGCGCGGCTGGGATTGGCGGAAGGCATCAGCCTGGCGATGTCGGGCGAACACGGCGACCACGCCGCACGACAGGCCCTTGAGGAGGCGTACCCGGGATGAACAAGATCCTCGAAGTCATCCTCAAGCTGAACGACCAGTTCACCGCCCCGCTCCGCAAGTCGGAGACGGGGTTGCAGGGCTTCGCGTCCGGCATCGGCAAGATGGTGGCGCAGTGGGCCTCCTTTGCGGCGATCTCCGCGGCCGTGGTGGTCGCGGTCGACAAGGCGTTCGTCGCCTTCGATGCCTACCGGGCCTCGCTGGTCAAGTTGGACGGCGCCGCACGGATCACCGGCATCTCGCTCCAGACGTTGACGACGATCTCCGAGAAGGCGCAGCGCCAGTTCGGGCTATCCAAGACGCAGGCGGCGGAGTTCTCGGTCGAAATGGCCAAGCTGGCCGGAAAAGCCGGGGACGTTGGCAAGGCTGGCCCCGCCTTGCAGGCATTCCTCGACATCGGCGCGGCGCGCGGCCTGACGGCGGCGCAGACACTGCTGGCGGTGCGTCAATCAATCCTCGGGATTGACGAGGGCACGGACAAGCTCTTCAACAAGAACCCGTCCACCATCTACGCCGAGTTCGCCGACAAGATCGGGACCACGGCCGGGAAGTTGAGCGACCAACAGAAGGCGCAGGCGCTCGTCAACGCCGCCTTCGAGGACGGCGTCAAGGTCACCGGCAAGTACGGCGAATACCTCCTGAGCACCGCTGGGCAGGCCGAACAGACTGCCAATAAAACCGAGATGCTGTTCACACGGCTCGGCGAGTTCCTTGACCCGGTGCGCCGGGTGTGGATCGCCGTCAAGGATGGCCTCGTCAACATCGCGGCGGTGGCGGTCTTTACGATGGAGGCGATTGGCACCACGGCGGTCGCCGTCATGCAAAGCTCGTGGCAGTTCGTGCAAGGCCTGGTGGGGGCCGGCGCCAATCTCCTCGGATCATTCCTCCACTTGGTCGCCAAGGTGGCTGGGCCGCTCAAGGACGAGCTCGACGCCGTGTCGGTCCGACTGGTGACGTGGGGCGAGACGGCGAAGAAGTCGAGCGCCGCCAACCTCCGGGAAACGGCGGCGACGTGGAAAACGCGAATCGCGGAAATCTACGGCGTCGCCAGTCAGGGCGAAGAGGACATCACCGCCGCGACCAAGAAGGGGACCACCCAGCGGACGGCGCTCGAGACCGCCGCCGCCGCCAAGCACAAAACCATCGTGATGACGAAGGCCGAGATCGAAGCCGAGGCCGCGCGCCAGACCTCGGCGGCGTGGGGCTTTGCCTCGGACTACGTCATCGACCAGGTCGAACGGGTCGTCAAGGCGACCAAGAAGGCGAAGCCGGCGATCCGCGCGTCGTGGGATGTCATCATCGACGGGATTGATGGCGTGTACGGCTCCTCCGTCAAGACGGCCGGGGCCATCGAGAAGGTCGACAACAACACCGCCAACGCGGCGCGCGGGGCGATCTCGCTGGCGCGCGAGTTCGGGGCGATTGACGACAACTCGGCGTCCGTCCTGAACAACGTCGTGAACCTCGCCGAGACGCTGTCGAAGGTCGGGTCCAAGGTCGGCGCGGGCGACATCGTGAGCATCATCGGCGCGGCGGTCGGCATCCTGAACGGGCTGTTCAACGGCAACCCGGCCCACTTGGCGCTGATCCGGAAGAACAACGACGCACTCGTCGCGCTGGCCCGGTCCAACGGCCTCCTCCTCCGGGCGCAGTCCACCGGGGCGCAGGTGGAAGCGATTAAGCAGGCCCTCCCCGGCCTCGAGAATATCGCGGGCGTGAAGGGTGACGGTGTCGTTGGGAAGACGCGGTTCAACGCCTTCCGCGGCCTCCTCGAAAGCCTCGGCCTGACGGTCTCCGACGCGGAACAGATCGCGAAGGACGCCGGAGGCATCGACCTCGGCATCGCTAACGGCGCGATGTCGCAGGCCGGATTGCAGGCGTTCATCGAAGCAATCAAGACGGCCAACTTCGGCCAATTCGGGCAGGGCTACGCCGACCAGCAGGACTTCCTGTCCCGCTACTTCGACGTGGCCGGCATCACCGATCCGGCGACGCAAGCTCAGATGATCGTGGACAAGCTCGGGAAGGATTCCCCGTTCCTCGCCAACCTGGTGAAGGGCTTCGACCTTGGGTCGGAGGAGGGGCGCAACGGACTGCGAGCCGCGTTTACCGACATCCTCAAGCAACTCAATGCCGGGACACTCGGGACGGGCAACTTCGGGAACCTGACGGGCGCCGAGTTCGCGGACTTCATCGGCAGCTTTACCGACCTCATCAGCGGCATCGGCACCGGATTCGGCGCGGGCGGCACGGGTGGTGGCGGCGGGACGGGTGTCACGGGCGCGTCGTTCAACGCCGTGACCTTCTCGGCCGGCACCTACGATCTCGGCTTCTCGCTGTTCGATCCGATGGCGCGGATTGACGTGAATATCAGCGGCATCCGGCTCGGCGTGGACACACTGGTCGAACAGATGGACCGACTCATCGACCGGGCCAGCGTCACGGCCGCGGCATCCGTCGCGACAGCTGAAGCGGTCGCGAGCGGCAACCTCGCCGCGACCGTGGGCGTCCAGACCGCCGACTCCTACGCCCTGACCGGCCTCAACACGGGGAGGGTCTAGTGGCGATCACCTGGTCCCTGAACGGCACCGATCTCAGCACCCACAAGGTCTACCTGAACGGCGTCGCGCCGGGCTGGCGGTCCCCGGCCACGAGCTCGCGGGCGCGGGCAACCGTCCCCGGTCGCCTCCGGGGCTACCTCTCCCGCATTGACCAGATCAACGCGGGGACGCGGTCGTTCCCGTTCCGGCTGGTCACGGACAACGTGACCGATCGCCAAACCGAAATCGAATGGCTGACGGCGTACCTCCGGCAGTCCGTCACCCTCAAGTGGACCGACGCCACGACCACCCGCGAGATCATCGGGACGGTCATGGAAGTCCAGTTGACGCCCTACGGCACCCCCAATACCGGCACCCTCGACGGCGTGCTTGTCCTCGACTGCCCGTATCCGGTCTGGCAGGCCACCAGCGACACGACCCTCGGCTCGCTCGGCAACTCCGACACGGCCATCGTCCTCGGCAACGCGCCCTGTGAGGATTGGTCCCTCGCGGTCACCGTCTCCGGCGGCTCGGACCCCCGGACCATCACGGTCACGATCAAGAACGGCAGCGGGACCACGCTCTACACGCTGGCGTGGACCGGGACGATCGGGGCCAACACCCTGACGATCTCGGCCCTGAATGGCACCGTGAAGAACAACACGACCGACACCACCTCGGCCTATACGGGCGGCTTCCCGGTGATCGACCCGAAGGACGCGCCGACGATCCGCGTCGTCTCCTCAAGCGGCACGGCGACGGGCGTCCTCACGCATCGGAAGCGGTACTACTGATGGCGTCGCAACTGGCCCGCCTCGAACTGTGGGACGGCCTCGACGCCGTCTCGGCCAAGGTGCGGCTGTGGGCCGACGTGCCGTGGTCTCGGCTGGTCATGGACCAGCGCGAAGATGGCGACGACACACTCACCGTCACGATCCCGCTGGCGCACGGCGCCGCGGCGAGTGTCGCGGTGGATACCGTGTGGCGGGTGATCGGCGAGGACGCGACGGTCTGGGAGTTCATCACGAAGGTGGTCGAAGAGTCGCCGATGGATGACGCCCTGACGGCGACGTGCGCGGCGGCGCGGTCGTGGCTCAACACGTCGGCGATCACGATCACGGACCAGACGATCACCAGCACCCCGGCCGGCATCCTCAACACGATCCGGGCGTCCTCCGGCTGGCCCGCGTGGGCGACCAACGGCACCGTCTCGTCCTCCGGCTCCTACACGGTGACCCTGACGGCCGACGATACCGGGCTGTCGGCGGTCCTCAAGTTGGTGGCGGCGATCGACGCGACGCTCCCCGATGGCGACCCGCCGTGCGTGATGCGGTTCCGGCGCGCGTCGGACTCCTCTTATGTGATCGACATCCTGACGACGCCCGTCTCCGGGACGGCGCACCTCTGCCAGGATGTGAACATCGTCCGGATCACGCGCCGGAAGGATGGCACGACGGGGACTTCCGTCACCTCCTACCAGCTGCAAGTGATCGACCTGTACCGGCAGGACGCCGCGACCTACCCCCGCCAGAACCTCGCCCCGTATGAGACGGTGCGCCTCGAAGCGCGGTCGCTGTCGCTGGACACGTCGACCTCCCGGCTCTCGCAGGTGGTGACGGACTTCGGCACCACGTTCGGGACCACCGTCCAGATCGGGGAGCCGCGCCGCAGGATGCGCGAAGAGGTCGCCACGGTGGCGGCCGAGACGGTCCCGCCGACGCCGGTCCTGACGATCGTCCCCGGCACGGTGACCAGCACGACGCAGCCCTACACCATCTCGGCCACCGTCGCGGAAGGCACCGTCCGCCGTCAGGTGACGCCACGCGGATGCACGGCCACGGGGTCGACCTTCGGGGCGATCTCGGACGGCGCCTCGGCGGATCTCGTGGACGGCGAAGTCCTGACGGTCGATCGCCCCGCCCAAGGGTCGAGCGGTGGCAGTGTCGTGGTCTACGCATTCGGCTCCTATGGCGGCTCCGCGCTCCAGATCCTCCAGATCGAACCGGCCGTCCCGCCGATCCTACTGACGATCACGGCCACGCAGACAGCCTCCAGCGACACGACGATGACCTACGACGTGATCGCGGTCGACCCGACGGCGGTCACCACCCCGACGATCGCCGACGACGGCGGCGGGTCCACGACGGGGCCGACGGGCGACTCGTGGGTCATTGCCCGCCCGACGGCCGGCGACCCGCCACTCACGGTGAAGTTCACGGCCTCGGCCACCGATCGCGTCTCGCAGTCGGTGTCCGTCGTCGTGCCCGCGCAAGACGTGGGCGGCGGTGGCGGCACGTTTCCGCCGTCGATTGACGCGCTGTTCGATGACGAGATCAACACCAGTTCTGACTATGTCGGTCTGACGTGGTCGGCCTCCAACGAGCCCGCCAGCGAGACCTATGACCTGCGGTACTCGCTCACCGCGACGGACTACGCCGGGGTCGTCCTGCTGTCGGAAACCGGCACGGTCACCGGGATCACGAGCCCCTACGACTTCGGGACCAATCCCCTGCCGAGCGCCGAGAACTTCGACATCAAGACGAAAAACGTCGGGGTGACCGGATTTCTCAATCTGACCTTCAGTCTCCGGATGAAGGACAGCTCGCCGGCCGTCGTGGCGACCAAGGATTTCTCCATCGTCGTGGACGGAGACTACGTCCCGTGATGTCTACCCACCGCAACACGCCACCCGCTCGCCGTCTCGCCGGAAACCGCGCCGGACGGCACTTTGCGGGCACTACTCAACTCGGAACTCCCACCGTGAACCAGACGCCGCGATGACCACGCTCGAAATCCTCTTGGGCGGCGCCGCCGCGATTGGCACCGCGACCGCGAGCTACCTGTCGAGCCACAAGGGCGGCAAGGAAGGCTCAGCCGGCGCCCTGAACGGGACCGCGGAAGCCGTCAAGCGCATCGAGTTCGCCGTCGTGCGGATCGATGGGAAGCTTGACGGCCACATCGTGCAGACGGCCGAGAACTTCCGCGAGTTGTCCGACCGAACGAGCAACATCGAGGGGCGGCTGGCGGCCGACGAACCGAAGCGGGCGATGCGGGCGCCGCGCCGGAAGCCGTCGTGATCGTCTCGGCGCGGGACGCGGTGGTCAACGTGGCGCTGGCGCTCCAGTTCATGCGCGAGATCAACGGGCCGAACCGCTCCGAGCTGATTGACGAGATGCTCCGGCGCACCGGGTTGGACCCGGCGAAACGCCTCCCCTGGTGTGCCGCCTTCGTGGCGTGGTGCGGCTACGCCGCGTGCCGGAAGGAATGGCCGCTCCGCAAGGTCGCCGGCTGCATGTCGCTGTACGACGACGCCGTGACGAAGGGACTGCTGCGGAACGCGCCGGCGCCGGGCGCCGCCTTCCTCCTCTGGGGAAAGGGACCCGATGGGGTGATGCGGTTCAAGCACACCGGGTTCGTCGTCGGGATCAACCCGGCCGGCGGGTGGGACACGATCGAGGGCAACACCAATGAGGCGGGACACCCCGATGGCGTGGGCGTCTTCGCGCGGGTGCGGGAGTTCGCCGCGGCCGACCGCTTCATCCACTGGTGGGAGGCTGTCGCCCCCGCCGTATCGCTGCAAATCGCAGCCTGAGAGGAGAGCCAATGACGTTCGTGAACGAGCTGTTGCCGGTCGTCCTGCCGATCATCGTGGCGGGCCTGACCACCGTGCTGTTCGAGAAGTTCCAGCAGGGCATCACCGCGCTGGAGAAGTCGCCTGCGATCGTCAAGCAGTTGACCGTGGCGGTGCTGGCCTACGGCCTGACCAAGGCGGCGGCGGTGACCGGCGTCGCACTGACCTCGGGTGACCCCGCGGCGCTGACGGCGCAGGACTTCAACGCGCTCCTGTCGTCGGGCCTCGCCTTCCTGTTCCACCAGGGGACCAAGTCGAAGGCACTCGCCAAGCGACTCGGGATGTTCCTCGTGATCGTCGGCCTCGCCGCCTGCACGCCGTCGCCGGCCGTCGCCGCCGCGCCGAAGCCGTTCGGCGTCGCCCTCGAGGTCGTCGGCGACACCGTCAAGATCGTCGCCCCGTGCACTGCCGATGCCCCGGCAGTCCGCTGCCGCTTCGTGCCGGCCGCGACGATCGCGGGCCGGGCGATCGTCTTCGGCGCCGTCCCGGAAGTGGCGCTCGGCCAGTCGGCCACGATCGCCGCGACGTTCACGGCGGCCGGTGGCGATACGCTCCGGGTGACCACCACCTCGGCGGGCGTGAACCCCGAAGGCGCGGCGGGTCCGGCGACGCGCTCCGAGAATGAGTTTGTGTGGGTCGCCCCGTTCGGGATTCCCGGCGCGGTGCGGTCGTTCACGATCACGGTGACGGTGGTCCGCCCGTGAAGGTGCTCGCGAGGGTGGCCGTCACGTTGCTCTGTCTCGGGGGAGCCTCCCCCCTCTCGGGGCAAAGTGGCGTGCCGGTCATCCCCGCCCGCGCGTTCGCCTACGACACCGTCCCGGCGCGACTCGATTCGCTGTTCGCGAAGGCCGCACGGGATAGCGTCATTCGGGTAGCGCGGAACGGCGTCGCGGTCCTGATCTTCACCGGGCCGCGCAAGCATCTCGCCGACTCGCTCCCGGTCTGGTGTCGCGGTGGGTGCGTGTGGGAGTGGGACGAGATCCAGGGTGTCGGGCAAGAAGTACCCACAATGTTAGCATATCGCCCCGACGTGCTCGGCTCGACGTGGGGCGTCTCCGCCATTGGCGCACCGGCCGCGTGGCAACTCGGCGCGACCGGGCGCGGCCAGACCGTCACGGCGCTGGACTCCGGCCTCGACCCGAATCATCCGGGCTACGTCGTCGCGGGCGGCTACAACGCTGTCTCCCGCGTCACGTCCGATTGGGCCGACGATCTCCCGATGTGCAACGGCCACGGCACCCACACTGGCGGCACAATGGCCGGGACCAACGGCTACGGCGTCGCCCCGCTGGCGACGCTCGTGGCCGTCAAGGTATTTCAGCCGATCAACGGCCAGTGCCAAGCCTACACCTCGACGCAGGTGGCGGGCATCACGTGGGCCGTGGCGCAGCGGACGGCCGCGATCAACATCTCGATTTCCGGCACCTCGACGCTGGCGTTGATCGGAGCGGTGAACGCCGCACGGGCGGCCGGCATCCCGGTCTGTCGCGCGAACGGGAACGCAGGCGTCAGTCCCCCGAACGGGACCGATGGCGAGATCCAAGTCGCCAGCGTCGGGACCTCGCTCACGGCCTCCGGCTTCTCGAACTACGGCCCGACGACGGACCTCGCGGCCCCCGGCGAAAGCATCGAATCCACGGTGCCCGGTGGCGGCTACGGGACGAAGAGCGGCACGTCGATGGCGGCTCCGCACGTCTGCGGAACGATCGCCCTGGTGAAGTCCGTTCGCCCTGACCTCTCCGCCGATGCGATCGAATCGCTCCTGAAGGCGACCGCCCAGCCGCTTGGCACTGTCCCCAACGATCGCACCGGCTACGGCTTGGTGCGGCCCGACCGAGCCATTGCGGCACTCGCCCTTGAGGGGCCATCGGTCGCGGTCGCACCCCCAGTCTACCAGACCACCACGACGGCCTGTGCCGCGGTCAACGGCACGATGCCGTTCACGGCGACGACGGACGCGACGTGGCTGACGGTCTGGACCACCGCCGATCGCCGCGTGTGCTGGACTGCCGACGTGTCGCGCGCGCCGAGTGGCACCACGACGCTCCCGATCTATCTCGCCGCGCTGGCCGCTCCGATTACCGGGCCGATCATCACGGTCGACCTCGCGACCCGCTACCAGACAATGAGCGGATGGGAAGCGACGGCGCAGGCGGGTCAGGCCGAGCCGCAGTTCCTCGCGTGGCAGAGCGAGACGCTGGACTCCGGGGTCGCCATCGGGATCAACCGTTTGCGTGTCGAGCTGCACAGCGGCGCGGAGAATCCGGTCGACGCCTACGCCCGCTTCCGGGCGGGACAGATCACGTCGGCGCAGTGGAATGCCGCCCGGTATGTCTGGGTCAACGACAACGCCGATCCCCTGAGTGCGAACGCGGCGGGCTTCTCGTGGGCGAAGCTGGACGAGGCGATGGACCGCGTCGTGGTGCCCTTCCGCAACAAGCTGCTGGCGCACGGCGACTCGCTGTATCTCAGCCTCAACTACGTCTCCTTCGGGAACTCGACCGCACACGCCGACGCGAACGAATGGGCCGAGCTCCTGCTGGCGGCCTTCCAACATCTCCAGTCGCGCTACGGCGTCGTGCCGGATGCAGTGGAAGTCATCCTCGAACCCGACAACAACGCGGGGACGTGGTACGGCGCGGCCATCGGGCGGGCGATTGCGGCGGCTGGCCCTCGATTGGCGGCGGCGGGCTTCCGGCCGGAGTTCATCGCGCCGTCCGTGACCAATATGGGCAACACCGTCCCCTACCTCGACGCGATGGTCGCGGTGCCGGGTGCCCTGACGTACCTGAAGGAAGTCAGCTACCACCGCTATCAGGGCTACTCCCCGGCCAACCTCCAGGGGATCGCAACCCGCGCGAAGGCGCTCGGCCTCCGCACGTCGATGCTGGAGCACATCGCCTCCGGGGTGGACGATCTGCTCGAGGACGTGACGGTCGGCAACGCCTCGGCGTGGCAGCAGTACACCCTCGCCTATCCCACCAACGACAACGGCGCCCAGTACCTGCCGATCATCGGCGGCCGCCCGGTGACCGGGAGCCTGACGCGGCTCTTGGCCCCGATCTTCTCGGCGGTCAAGCGCGGTGCGGTGCGCGTTGGCAGCGCCAGCCCGGACTACGTCACGGCGGCGTTCGTGAATCCCGACGGCCGCGCCGTGTCCGTCATCCGGTCCACCGCATCAGGCTCGGCCACGATCGTCGGCCTTCCCGTGGGTCAATACAGCATCACGTTCACGCCGACTTCCGGCACCCCCACCACCAGCACGTACTACGCGATCGGCCCCCTGCCGATCGCCTTCCCCGGCGCCGGCGTCACTGTCGTGCGCGGCATCCCCTGAACAGGAGTCTCCCGTGGCCTCATTCGTGAAGTTCCATCAGTTTGTCGAGGACTTGGGCCTCGGCGTCCACAACCTCGACACGGGCGCGCTCAAGGTGTACCTGACCAAC